CGATTTCACGTTTAAGTTCTTGAGGTATGTTATCACCTAAGTGAGCATCAAGAGTGTTTTGTTCTTCTCTTTCATCACCTTCAAAAATAGTATCAAGCGAGTACATTTCTGCATCATTTTTACCATATTTACCATATCTATCTTTTCCAGATGTGTCTTTTTGACCTTGACGAGATTTGTTTTTGTTGTTTTCATGACCACAGTTTGGACATTTGTTTCCATTGCTTTCGTTATCTCCATCTCCATCACCTTCACCAGAATTGCCTTTTTGATTTTCGCCTTTACCAGAATTGTCTTTCTGATTTTCGCCTTTACCAGATTTATCTTCGTTTTTTGATTTTTCGCCTTTACCATCTGATTTATTTTCATCTGAATTGTCATCACCTTCATTTTCACCTTTTTGATTTGGATCTGGTTCGCCTTGGTTCATTGGTGAACCGCAGTTAGGACATTTATTTGACTCGTTCCTCATTTTTTGGATTTTGTCAGCGTTTTCTTTTTGCCATTCTCTTTTTTTGTTTACATACCATTCATATAAATCCTCAAAAATTGCGTCACCTTTATATTCTTTAGGAATAAAAAGTGCACTATTTTTTTTGAACATATCTTTAGGTACGTCAATAAATGGATTTGTTCCTGAACCAAGTCCTTGTTTTTTCATTATTTCATCAAGAATAATTTGATTGATGATCATATCTTGTACAATATTTGCAGATCTTGCATCATAACCAACACTACGTTTGATGTGATCAAAAAGTAGGTGAAATTCTTCGTGTATTAACAAGAAGTTTATTTGAGGTTGTGGTAAACTTTCTATGAATTTTCTATCCCAATAAAAGTTCATACCAGCAGATGTAACATTTACGCCAGCTGTTGGAACATATGGGTTGTTTTTTGATTCGTGAAAGTTCATGAATAACGCAAATTCACCATAATATGGTAAATTACCAGTTGCCATCATTGCTACGACAGCTTCTGTTAGCTTTTCGTGCATTTGTCCAGGAATTACATGTTTATAAAAATCTGTCATGATTATGTTTTGTTTTTAATTATTGTGCAAATATACTAATTATTTATTAAACTACCAAATTAATTTCTTCTTCCTTTCAAATAAAGTAAAAATAACACTAAAAAAATAAAAGCAGGAACAAATAAATTGTGATTTATCTGTATTGTTTTTTTTAATCCATATGTTTTAACTTCATCTGATAGTAGTGTGCCGAGTTGCTTACCATAATAAAATGTGGAATCCATGCTATTATGTATTGTATCAATATCACTTAATACTTTATCGGCGGTTAATGTTCTTTGTGCATGTATTGTGCATGAGAAATTTGGAACATTAAATAATGATACTGATAATAATAGAATTATAATAATTGCTTTTTTCATGATTATTTTGAATAATTTTTTAGAATTTTAATTTCTTTTTCCAATATGTCATAGTTATGTATCCTCCAATTAAACCTCCAAAATGTCCAAAATGTGCAATTCCAAAGCCATATGCTGGATTTATAATAGATAATATGCCGAATATGCCTGATATAACTGTAAACCAAATTGTAAATTTCTTTAAGTTTAAAGGTATGATAAATAATAAATATACTGTTGTGTTTGGATTTAGTATTGCCATTGCAGATAAAATACCACAAATTGCGCCTGATGCGCCGACAACTGGACTGAAGCAAAATAACATACAAAATATACTACCTAATAATCCACTTATAAAATATATTTGTAGAAATTTTTTATCTCCAACAGTTTGAACAACAGAATTTCCAATTGCCCATAATGCAAACATATTAAATAATATGTGCATTAATCCACCATGTACAAACATTGATGTTATGATTTGCCAAGGTTGAAAATTGTCGCTTGTTATGTTGTATAGCGCAAGATTATTTATATCATTTGGAAATAAATAAAAACTTGCAATAAAAATTATAACATTTGCTATAATTAAATATTTTACACTTTGAGTGGATCCACCAAGAGATGTAATTTTGTAAATTTTCTCATTTCTTTTTTGAGTTTTTACTTTCTTAGTTTTATATTCTTGATAATCTGGTGTGTTAAAAACACTTTTAATGTTTTTTGACTTTGATGAAAAAACGTAGTTGGAACTTTTGTTTGTCATAACTTTATTTTCTAATTAATAATTATTTGATACAAAAGTATGTAATTATTTTTGATTAAAAAATAAATAATATTTAATTTAAGAATTTTTAATAATCTCTATGATTCTTTGTTGAAAATTTATACATTTTACTCAGTTCTATATGTCTTATAATTTCATTCCAACGCATTCTTAGTTTTTTTTTATCTGAATATTCTATTTTTTCGTGAAGAATCAATTCAATCCATAATTCAACATTTATGAAATTTTTTAAATGAAGAAAGATGGCATATAAATACCATCTATTTCTCCAAAGTTTTATGTGCCATTTTGAGGCTTCGTATGATATCATTCTTCTATGTCATTATAGTCAATATCTTGGAATTTTTTCAAAACTTTCTTTTTAATAATAGTTCTACCCTTTTTTATTTGAGATTTGATTGTGGATAGATTAATATTCAATTCATCAGAAATTTCTTTATATGCCATTCCTTCAATTTCTCTCATTATTAAAACTTTTTTATACTTTGAATCTTTTTCTGGAAGATTATAAATAGTTTCTTTAATATAATTTGCCTTTTTTACAAAAATATTATATTCTTCTACATCTTTTCTTGAATCTTCATAAGGTACAACATTAGATAGATTGAAATTTATTGCCATTTCTTTATCTAAAGAATCTGTTGGTAGTCTCTCGCTATCTTTATGTGCCTTTTTAGCTATATTTTCGGCTATTTTATATATCCAAGTATTTACTTGTGCACCGCCCTCATCTGGTCTCTTGTATGTGCCAATATTTAATAGTGCTTGCACAAAAGCGTCTTCTACATGATCTTCCGCTATTTCTGTGTCTTTTGTAAATTTTGTGATGTACCACATCAGTTTTGGTTTATTATTCTTATAGAATATTTGGAAGTTTACGCCTGTTCTTTCTTCAAATTGATTTTCAAGCTCGTTGATATTGTTTTTTCTCATATTTTTAGTTTAATTTATTATATATTATAAAAGTTAACCTTTGTTTATTATTTTTTTATTTTTTATTTTTTTATCTATACAAATATACTTAAAAAATCTTATATTTCCGCATAAAAAGTGAAATATTTTAAAATATTTTAAAATAAAATATAATTGCTGTTATAACAATATGTTATAAATATTAACAATCATTATTTTTGATATATACAAATATAATAAAAATATTTCACATTACAAAATAATTTCTGATAAATCTTGCATCTTTTTTTGATATTTTTTTGAAAATATATTTAATATATAACGTTGAGTAAAAAATTTAAATTTGAATTTTTTGCAAAAAATATATTAATATATACATAAAAAATAATTTTTAAATTATGCCAATTAAAGACAAAGATTTTGGAAAATACAAGAGACCTGGTATTTTCATGGAAGAAATTGATAGTAGTATTATACAACTTCCAGTACAAGATGTTCTTATCAATCTCGTACCTGGATTTTCAAAAAAAGGTCCATTTAATACTCCTATATATGTAACTAACCCTGTTGACTTCACCGCTATTTATGGAGATGATGATAGAAGATTAGAAAATAAGGGGTCATTTTTCCACAAGACAGTAAAGCAAATGTTGAAAAGTGGACCAGTTTGGGCGCTAAATTTATTAGCAACTAACCCTAATAGGGATAAAGTAGACTGGCAATCAATATCAGTATCTGCTCAATATCAAAATAGTGCTGTTAATAGAGCGGCATATGAATCTTTTTATAATAGACAGGATTTCTGGGAAAGAGACACTGACTCTTTTCTTAATGTTGTAAAAGCAGCAAATTATGGAGTTCAAGATGTTGAAAGATTGTTTCATATCACTAATATGAGTGATAAGGATATTACAACATTTATGTTTAAATCTAGTGCTACTGGATTTGATGTTGCTGCATTAGATTGGTATGGTGATAAAACTAAAGTTCCATCATATATTGATTATAGAGATTGGATGTCTGATTATTTGGTTAGTGTTGTTGTTGTTGCTGGTAACTGGTCTGATTATAGAACATTGTCTAATGATACTACATTTAGTAAATATTTTAATAAAAATGGTTTGATGAAAACACAAGTTAAGAATTTCTTAAATGAAAGAAATGTTACTGTTTTGGCAAGTTATGATGTTTCATTATTACCATATTTTACCGATTTGAATAATAGAGATATGTATATTAAAACTGTTATTAATAACAATACCGATAAAACTGGATTGTTTTGTACATATAACGAAGATTCACTTTTGGAAGCTGACTTCAAATTGGGAAATTTAGACATATTGGGTGACACTATAGTTGGTCAAGATATAAGCTCAATTAAATTTATGTCATATGAAACAACTTTAAAAGAAGAATTAACATATACTCAAAAATATTTAGATTCTAGTAATAATGTTATTACTAGTTTTACTAATGCTTATAGTATTAATTATTTATCAACTGGCGTTAAAGATAGAAGTGGTGTGTTTACAAATGGTAATGTTTTTGGTTTAAAACAAGATAGTGGTACAACAACACAGACTGGCGTTACTGGGCAAACTATGACTGTTGGATTTAAAATTGGTGCAACTCCATATTATGTAATTAATGGGTCATTAGTAAGTGGATTTACACAAACTGGTGTTACTCTAAATGGTGTTTCATATGATTTTGGTTCCAGGTATGATGTATTATATCTAACAAACGATAATACTATTAATGTTATGTATGGTGTGGAATCAAATTTACCTAATGGTGCTGTTGTGCCAAACTATACACTTAGCTTAGATAGTACAATAATATTAGGGTATACACTTATTGTTAATTCTGGCTCAACAGGAACAAAACTATCTTACTCTGGCGTTACTGTGGATTCAAATGGATATATCTCTCTTTCTGATATTGTTGATTATTCTTTGAATATAAGTGATGGCGTTGATTCAATAGGCTCTTATATGAATATAGAGTTTTTAAACACTTCTGGTAAAATAGGAGTATATAATGATTATAATTATCTTAGAACAATTAAATCTTTCTATGAAATATATGATAAAATAAGTACACAAAGTGTTTTGGTACAATCTGGATTTACTTCAGGTAATAAAGTTATAGTTACATCAGTTATACCAGTTGATGCAACAACAGGAACTAATGCTAGTATTAAAATGTATGTTGAAAACCCTCAATTTTGTCATGATGGTTCAAGGTTCTTATTGTATTATGTTGATAATGAATTCTTATTACATTCAACTATAAATACGAATTCACTAAAAACTAGATTTGATGTTCTTGGTACAAATAGTAAAACTGGTATTGTTGCAACATATTCAGCATTATATCAAGATTATTATAATGGTGTTATTAATA